TGGTTAACAATAGGAGTAGGAGAATATACAGATGAGGAGGTGTTCGAGGAGATCTTACCGAAAGCAATTGATGAGGTTCTTGAAAAGTTTGATAAAAATTGGGATAATGGAACTATTGATGGTCATAGAGTTTGGGCTTTAATGAATACTGGAATTTTTGGAAAAGGAGAGGAGGAGGGCGGAGCGACGGCTTGGGTAGAAACAGAGTTAACAATTAAAGTCGCAACAAATAATTAGTCATATTAATAAAAATAAAATAAAAACATGAGTAACGAGTTTATAGGAAAACAAATAGAGGTAGGTTTCTCTGTTGAAGGAACAAGAGGAACGGCGGAGGATGACACCTCAAAATGGTTAAAAAATGTTAGTGCTAACATTATTACCAAAGTAGAAAAGGTGGTTGATAATAATTCTCAAGGACGAATAGAAGATTCTGTTGGCCAGAGAGTTATTCAAAAATGGCTCGAAGGAACTCTTGAGGGTATCTTGCATGTTGATGCTATTGGATATCTGTTTAATCAGTTGTATGGATCCGTTTCAACTTCTGATAAAGGAGATGATGTTTATTCTCATATCTTTACTATTGGTAATAGCATAGAAAATGACACTCTTTCAATTTTTATAAAAGAGGGAGGTGTATCTCAAAAAGTTCTTAATGGAGCTGTTGTTGATAGCTTAGAACTTAATGCAGATATTGGAGATTATCTAAGATTTACTGCTTCAATTATTGCAAAGGAAGAGGCGGCCAATTCTAATACTCCGTCTTACGATACTGAATATGATTTTATCACTAAAGATATTACGGTAGTAACAGCCGATACAGAGGTAGGCTTAGCCACCGGAACAGAAGTGAAAGCTAAGAATATGAAAATTGTTTGGAGCGCAGGAGCTATTAGAGATCATATCTTTGGGGCTTATGCTCCTGGAGGAATTTATAATGCTAATATGGCCATCGAGGGAAGTTTTGAAAAGAATTACGACGATGACACCTTTAAGGATTTATTGAATAGCGATAGTTATAAGTATATGCAAATCACGATTGAAGGAGCGGCCGTTATTGGAGGAGTTTTACTACCATCAATTACGATCGTGCTTAATAGGGTCCAGGTTACGAATTGGGATAGGAGCGGAGATAATGCAGATTTAGTAACTGAAAGTGTTGATTTTAAAGCATTCTTTAATAATGCAGATTCTCAACAATCTAAAGTTACGATTCAAAACTTAACTCAAAATTACGACGCACCTTATTCATAAATTATAAATTAACTTAACAATAAAATGGAAAGAGAATATATTGATCTTGTGTTGCCTATTAGCAAGCTTAAGGTAAAAATTAAAAAGTGGATTACCGGGAGAGAAAGCCAATCTCTTGAAGAAGATTTGATGAATGAGATGAAGCTTAAACCAGTTGGACAAAAATATACATTAGAACCTATCAGCGGAGCTTTTGCTCTTAAGAGACAAAAGAAAGCCGTTGAGATCGTTGTTGAAATGTTGGGAGATAGTAAGGAGAAGATCTATGATAGACTTCTTGATTTAAGAAAAACAGACTTTGATTTTGTTATAAAAGAAGTTTCAAAGATTGTGGATTTTACGTTGCCCGAGTAGATAGTGCTTATTATTATCGAAAGGGTAAGCTGACTAAAGACATGCTGGTAGTTCTTATTTGCCAGGAAATGAAATGGATTTACCAGGACTATCTTCGTCAGCCAGCTTGGTTCTTAAGAGTTTTAAGACAAAAAATACAAATAGATAATAAAAATGCCAACAGCAAGACTAGTTCAAATAAAATTAACACTTGAGGATTTAGCCTCTAAAGCTTTAAAAGGAACTGAAAAATCTTTTGGTGCTTTAAGTAAAAATTTAAAGAACGCCGAGAGTGCATCTAATAAATTCGCCTTAGGAATGACAGCCGCCGTAACAGCCGCTTCGGTTGCTGGATTTAAAATGGCTGAAACAGCCGGTAAGTATAATAGTGTGAAAGATGCTTTTGGTTCTATGACGAAAGATATGGGGGTTAACGTTGAGGACTTTGAAAAAAATGTTGCTGATGCTTCAGCTGGGACCTTAGATAAATTAACTATTTTACAAGGTGGGACTAGAGCTTTGTCTTTAATTGGAGGCGAGGCTTTTAGTGATTTTGGAGGACAGTTTGCACAAATGGCAGAACTTTCAAAGAAAGCGGCCAGAGCAACCGGGCAAGACGTAACTTATATGTTCGATAGTTTAATTACTGGTATGAGCAGAGAGTCTAAAATGATTCTTGATAATTTAGGTATTACTGTTGATCTAACAAAAGCCAAAGAAGATTATGCGGTATCGTTAGGAAAGACTACCGATGAGCTAACTGTTTCAGAAGAAAAAACAGCTGTCTTAAATCATACTCTTGAAATGTTAGATGGAACTTATGGAGATGTTGCCGCCTCTTCTGGTGGTCTTAGTGGAGCTGTTTCTAAATTAAAAACATCTCTTAAAAATGCTCAAATTACAATTGGGCAGGAACTAGCGCCTGCGTTTAATGAGTTGATTAGAACGATTACTCCTTTGATTGTGGAGTATGTACCTAAGATGATTCAAGGTGTAAAGGATCTTATTAAATATTTTAGTGAAAACGAACATGCTTTGATTATAGTTGCAGGAGCTATATCTGGAGCTTTGATATTATCGGTAAAAGCGGCCATAGTTGCCTTTGGAAGTTTGGCATTGGCGTTAGCTCCGTTTATGATTGGAGGAGCAATAGTTGGAGGTGTTGTGGTTGGATTTAAATGGTTGGGAGATAATTGGGATGGAATATCAAAAAAGATTCGAGAGTCAACAACTGCCACTGTAAGATTTATAGCTGATGAATTTAATGATATTAAAAATATAGTTGGAGGAATATTAAATTGGGTTGGAGATATTTATATGAAAATTATAAGAATGATAGATGGAACAATAGGAGCTGTTGGTTCTGTTTTTAGTTCAATTGGAGGTGTGGCTGGAGGCTTCATAAAAGATATGCTTAATTTCGATACTGGAGGAGTTGTTCCTGGGGCAGTTGGCCAACCAGTTCCGGCGATTGTTCATGGAGGAGAAACTGTTTTGCCAGTTGGAGCTAACATTGGAGGAGGTATGACTATTAATATAAATGGAGGAACTTATTTAGATAGAGATTCGGGAAGAAAGATTGCAGAACAGATTAGTCAGCATCTTAGATTTAATCAAAGATTGTAAATAAATTTTAGTATGTTAAAATATAATCAAGGTCGCAGGTAAAATTAACCGTGGCGTGTTCAATAGGAACATGCCTTTTTTAAATAAATATGCCAGCTAGTGTTCAAATAAACGAATTTAATGGAGCGGGAGAAGTAGAGTCAGCCAATATTACTAATGCTAATATGGGTTCTAATGATTCTGCTAATTTAGATCCTGTAACATATCCAATTAGTCCAGGAGATAATTCTTATGAGAAATATCAAAAATTGGAAGTTACTAATATGGGAGGTTCATCTCAAATCGATACTTTAAAAGTATGGAGGGATGGTGCTTTGGGAGGTTCAGCTGTTCATGTAACAAATGCTAGAATAGCCGCCTATGGAGGAGCTGAAAGTTATGTTCAGCCGGTAGATACTGATTCAACTGTGGCAACAGAAACAATGCCAAGTTCGAGTCCTGCAAGTGCTAATTTGGGTATAGGAGGTTCTCTAAGCGGTGTTTTAACAGCAGTTGGAGAGTCAGACTATCTTGTGCATCAAATTCAATCAGATGCAGGAGATACGACAGGTTCGACTTCGACATTAAAATTTTCTTATCGAGAAATTGCATAATAATATGGATAAAGTTATTTGCTCAATCTGTAAAAAGAGTTGGAAAACTAATAAAGGATATCTGGACCATAAATGTACAACTGGATTTACTCCGAGAGATCCTCAACATTTTGGTAGAAGATTTCTTCAGCAATCTAAGGCGGCCTTGAAGAGAGGAAAATCTTTAACAAAAACAAGAGAAAAAGAAATCAATAAAATGATTAATAATACTAAACATGTATAAAGCTTCTGATGGTTCAATGGTTAAGGCTGAAAGGTGGCAATGGGTTGCAGAATATCCGGGAGAAACTATTTATCAGTTCGACGATAGAGATAAAACTTTTCATAGTATTAGAGAATTAGACTTAAGCAAGGTGGTTCGTTTTGGAATGGTAACAGGTGGAAAGAAAATGATTATTGATGTCAATCCTAAAGAGATGCAAGTTTTTCATTATTATTTAAACTTTGGAGAAATAGTTAATGATAAGGCAAAGCTTACATCGAGAGTTTATGTTTTTGGTTATAAGCATAGAGGTTCGAGCAATACAAATTATTTTTTCATATTACCTAATGACGAAATAGTTATTAAAAACAATCAAAATTTACAATGTTAGATCCAATTTTAAATTTCGCTAGAGTAGAAGTAAGTATCGGATATGATGGTTCGGCCACTTCTATTGTTTTGGCTTCTGGAGAAGGAGCTAAATTACCTAATCCGTCTGTTGATGGAGAATTTAATCTGGTTTGGTGGGATTCAACTAATTATCCTAATCCAACAGATGATCCTAATGTTGAGATTATCCGTGTTACGGCTAGATCAACAGACACTTTAACGGTAAGTAGAAATCAAGAAGGCACAGGGGCCTCAACTAAAAATACAGGAGGTTCTACTTATTTAATGATTTTAGCTCTTACAAAAAAGACTTATGACGAGATTTCGGAATTAAAGGATAGGGTTAAATATGCAGATTCTCCAATGATTATTACAGGTGGAGAAATTACAGAGGGAACAAATGCAGGAACGTTTAAGGTTGCCGCCCTAACAGCAATGTTAAGGACAACTGATAGCCCAACTGGTGATTTAGAGGAAGTTTCTTTAGCCGAACAAGATAATCAAGCAATTGCATCAGCCGATACTACTTATACTATTTCTTTAAATTATAATGGAGGTTCTCCAACAATTACTTTAGTAGCTTCTAATCCTTATCCAACAGTCAAAACAAGTATTTCTCTTGGTAAGGTAATGAAAGATGGAAGTGATAATGTTCACTATGTTTCTGCTGGTTATAGACTTCAGGATGGTGTTGAAAAATTACACGTTAGAGCTAAAACTTTAAGGTTTTTAGAAATGGATGGAGGAAATTCTATCGCCTACTCTGGAACAAACAATTTTACAATGACAGAGGGAATAGTTTATGGAGGAATTAACAAAATTACTCAAGCTGCCTTTGATTCGGCTGTTACTCAATTTACGCCAGTATATCAAGATGGAATAGGAGGTTGGACAGAGGGAGCTACTAGAAACACAATAGATTATGCCAAATATGATGATGGAGATGGAACATTAGGAAATGTTGGAAATGCTAAATATGGAACACATTGGGTATATAGGCACGTTGATGATGGACATGTTTATGTTCTTTATGGCAGAGGCTCTTATTCTTTAGCTGATGCTGAAACAGAATTAGAACCAACAAAACCAGCTCACTTAACAGACTTTGGTGTCTTGGTAGGAAAGATAGTTGCTCCACAAGCAGGAGGTTCTTTTACAGCTATCCAAATGGTAACAGATACTTTCTTTACAGGAACAGCTGTGTCAAATCATGCAAATCTATCTAATCTTGATTATGCTAGTTCAGGGCATACAGGTTTTGCTCCAGCATTAGGAGCTGATGATAACTATGTTACTGATGCTGAAAAGGTTGTTATAGGAAATACATCTGGCACTAATACAGGAGATAATCCTGGATTAGAGAATGTTTCTGAAGATGCCTCTCCAGAATTAGGTGGAGAATTAGATGCAGGCGCTCATACAATAGGATTTACCCAACAATCAACGACTGGAGATGGTACGACTACGATTGATTGGAAGTTAGGAAATAAATTTAAATTTACTTTCGGAGCTTTTAATGAAGTTTTCACATTTACAGCACCAACTAATCCTTGTAATTTATTATTAGTATTGGTTCAAGATGGGACTGGGAGCAGAACTGCTACTTGGCCAGCGACAGTTAAATGGCCAGGAGGAACAGCCCCAACACTTTCAACAGGAGCAAATGCAGTTGATATTATAAGTTTTTATTGGGATGGAACGAATTATCACGGAGTAGCTTCATTAGATTTTAGTGTGCCAGCATAATATGAATATAAAATTTGACCATTATTGGCATAAAGAAATAATCCCGGCAACGATATTTGGAGTAGCTGTTTTAGTGTTATTAACTTTAATTTATTTAAAATTAGATGTCTTGGTTAGGAACGTGGGCTAAAAGAAGAAAGGTAACTGTATCTAATGCAAACATAGATTCTAATCTAACTCATTTTCCTTTACTTTTAACATTAGGGGATTCGGTAGGAACTGGGAATACAGATGTTTCTAGTATTTTCGATGAATTAAATGGAGCTACTTTTGATGATTTTAATTCTTATGCTAATGGAGATTTAAATGGTCAAGGTTTCTGGCGTGGAAATGCTAATTTCGATGTTCAGGAAACGATCGTTCAAGAGGGAGCAAAAGCAATACATCATTCTCCGTCAGCTAGCGAAGATACTATTTTAAAAGATATACCACAAGCTAATTCTGGATCAATAATTGTTCGTCATAGAAGAGAGGCTGGTGGAGCAACAGATTATACTTTTCCTATTCGTATTTATGAAGGGAACACTGTTGTTTCTGGTATTCAGATTTATAGTGGAGATGTTTATCTTTTAACTGATGATGTTTGGGTAGATACTGGTTATAATATTTCCGCTAATACTTTTCATAAATTTGAAATAGAGTGGCGAGAAGATGTTGGAAATCCACAAGTAAGAATGAGGATGGATGATGGATCTTGGACTACTTGGGACGATACTTATAATGACTGGACAACAGGAATAAATAATATTGGATTTCGTAGTTTCACTAGCACCTCAATAAATTCTTATTGGGATAATCTTGAAGTTGCAGGTGTTTATAATCCTAATGCCACAAAGATAGCTCTTACTAAAACAGATGGAGTTACTCAAATTTATGGAGAAATAGAAAAGTGGGATAATGTTAATGAAACAGCTATTATCTGGGTTTCTAAAAGTGATTTAGTTCTTTCAGCGTCAGGAACGACTGATGTTTATTTATATTATGATAAAACTCAAGCTAACAATAATACTTATATAGGAGAGGCTAATTCTACTCCGGCAGAAAGCGTTTGGGATGCTAACTTTAAGGCTGTTTATCACATGGCTAACGGAGTTTCTAATTCTGCAATTTACGATTCTACAAGTAATAATAATGATGGATCTAAAAAAGGAGCTGGAGAGCCTAGTCAAATAGCAGGGCAACCAGGATTTGCTCAAGATTTTGATGGTAGTGATGATTATATAGCCGCAGGAACAGCCTTAGATTTTACAACAGATTCTACTATTGAGGCGATATTTAAGCCTGACGCTGTTGACGGAGACTATGCTATTTGTGGTAAAGAAAACATTTCTATTGAAGATAGATTCTACTTTAGAAGTGGTGGACTTACAACAAAATCTTATCTTCGTTCTTATAAGGAGTCACAAAATGATGGTGGTAATGATATAGAAGGAGGGACTATTTCTGCTGTAAATTGGAATTATGGAGTATTACAGTTTGGTAGTGGTGGATTCAGACTTTTATTAGATAATACTGAAGTTGCTGTTGATGGTGCAGACACAAAAGTATTGAGTGCTGGAACAAGTGAAGAGTTTTTTATTGGACAAAGATATGATAATACTAATAAGTTTAAGGGTTTAATAAGTGAGCTTCGTGTTTCTAACATAGACCGTTCAGACGCTTATCTTAAAGCAAATAAATATAATTTCACAGATGCTTTGGTAGCTTGGAGTGCAGAAGAAGAGTCGCCATTAGTCGATAATAGCATATTACTTGGATGTAATTTTTAAAAAAAGTTAGAGCAATACAATGCTTCTAAAATAATACAATATGAATTTTGGAACTCGAGAATTTGGATCAATAGAGTATGGTGGTAGTTCTGATGGCAGAATAATCACTATTGATAAATCTCTTAAATATACGATAGCCTCAACAAAGGAGGTTTCTTTAGGTTTAAAATATACTATCGATACTATTCCGACAGCTATTGAGAAGAGTTTAAAATACACAATTCAAACTACTCAAACAATAGAAAAAGAATTAAAGTATGAAGTAAAAACAATAATAGCCATAGAGAAAAGTTTAAAATATACTATTGTTAGCGCTCCTGCGGTAATTGAAAAATCCTTAAAATATACGATTGAAACGACAATCTTAATTAATAAAAGTTTAACTTATAATTTAAGCTTACCGGTTACGGCTATTGAAAAATCTCTTCGATATGCAATTAGGACAATTTCAATAAAAATTAATGATGTAGAAAGGAGAGATGAGATCCTATTAAATAGTTTAAGCGTTGAAAATAATCTTTATAATAATGCAGACTTTGCTAGGTTTGAGTTTATTCAATCTAGCGTAAAGACTTATGAGCCAACAGCTGGAGATGAAATTGCAATTTATGATACAGAGCAAAAAATATTTGGTGGTATTCTGATTAATATTTCTCGTTCAATGGAAGGATTCGCAGAGAGATATCTTTTAGAATTTAAGGATTGGACTGAAGAGCTTGGAAATATTATTGTCGCTGAAACATATCAGAACCAAACTGTTAACCAGATCGTAGCTGATATCAACACAACTTATTTAAGTGGTTACGATATAACAAACGTAAGCGATACTACGAATATTGTAAGAATAGATTTTGATAATATTTCTGTTTCTGAATGTTTAGATAAGCTGGCTAATTTATCCGGGAAGAATTGGCTTGTGAATTATGATAAGAAAATTTATCTTTATACTGATGGAGCTATTAGTTCTCCTTTCGATTTAACAGATTCTAATAATAAATATGATTATAGATCCTTAAAAGTTGAAACTGATTATACCCAAATTAGAAACAAGGTCAGCGTGCAAGGAAAGAATATTGCTTTAGTAACTGTTCAAGATGCGACCTCTCAATCTGCTTATGGAGTGAGGGAGTATGTAATAAGAGATAGTAATATCGAGAGTGTGGCAGAGGCGACACAGTTGGCTAATTCTATCCTGGCCCAATTTAAAGATCCTGCAGAAAAAGCTGAATTTATCACTAAAGTTCCTGGTCTTTATTCTGGCCAAGAAATAAATATTACTTCAACAGAAAGAAGTCTTAATCAGGACTATAATATTGAGCAAGTTGTTTTTCAATCAGATCATCCTCATCAGTTTCATTACAAGGTTAGATGTTCAACTCAAAGACAGTATGGTTTAGATGATTTTGTAGAGGCGACAGTTCAAGAGCCATTAGAAACAACACCGGTAAGTGATCAAGGATTTTCAAATGATATTGTTTTCAGTGCCACTAATGACGAAGATATAACTTGGAGCGTCGGGACGATTAGATTGGCTGATGGTAGAACGTATAGTATTAGTGCTGGAGGAGTAACTTTAACGTCGGACCATATTATCTATTTAGATATTTCTGTTTCTGAAACAGTTTTACAAAGCTCTACTAACTTTGCCGATGGAATGGGAGTTGGAAAGATACCTTTGGCTTATGCTTCTAAATCAGGAGTTGCGACTAAGAACGCAGATATTTTTCCTATTGGCTTTGGAGGTAAAATGCAATTAGACGGATCTGTTCATATTACAGATAGATCTATTATAGCTGATCAGATTGCGGCCAATGCAATTACTGCAAATGAGATAGATGTAAATAATTTATTTGCTCAAGAAATTACTATTGCAAATACTGGCCATATTAAAGGAGGTCAAACTGCTTTTGATACTGGGACTGGTTTCTTTTTAGGATATTCAACCGATGCTTATAAATTTTCTATTGGTAATGCTTCTGGAGAAAAGATGACTTGGGATGGTTCTAAGCTTTCAATAGTTGGAGGATTTGAAACAGCCGCTTCAGGGCAAAGATGTCAATTAAGTAGTACCACAAATGAATTTAATTTTTATAATTCTGATGGAGATTTAGTTGTGAAGATTGGTACGACTTATATTTATAGGATGTTAATAAATGCTTATTCCGGGACAAATGCAATGAGGTTAGTATATCCAGAGGCAAATGCTCAAACATTAATGACTTTATATGATAGTTCTGGGGCAGACACAGGAACAATGTTGTCTGTTGATAGGGATGATTCTCTTTCTGACAATAGAATGGTGTCAATAACAGCTGATAGTGGAGCTGGAAATGCTTTATACCTTAGAGGTCATAATGCAATTGGAGTTCCGTTGTTTGAGGCTGTTCATCAAGATCTGGATAAAACAGGATTCTTCTTTACGGACGAAACAGGAAACAATCCAAACAATGTAGGGTTTGTTGAAATCGTTGCTGATAGTGCTTCTGGAGCTTTAAAAACTTGTTTATATTTATATGCTTCAGTTAATAATTATTCTCATATAAGATTTGCTGGAGGTGGTGCTGGACCAGTATCTCCAAGTGGAGGAGATTTTTGGTTCGATGGTTCAGATTTAAATTTAAGAATTGGAGGAACAACATATACTTTAGACAAGACAGCTGTTTAGTTGTATAATAAAATATTAGTAGTTAAAAAATAAATATGAAAGAAATAGAAATTAAAAAGACTTCTGTTAAAAATACAAAAAAAGGAATGGATACAAGAGAGTTTCTTGATTATTCAGATTTTATAAAAGCTTGCGTTAATCATCTCCCTAAAAATGGTTTCTCAACAGATGATGTCAGGAAGAGGACCAGGATTATTGAAGCTTTGGAGGCTCAAAAAGATGGTAAGATTAATTTAGAAGATGCTGATCTTATTATATTGAAGGACTGTATTAAAACGATGCAATGGGGATTCATGCACAAAGAGATTATTCAATTTGTTGACTATATTGAGAAATGCTAGATGTGAATAGCATAACTCAAATAGGAATAGGCGGAGTGGCAATGTGGGCTGTCGTTAAGATCTCTGATAGGTTTATTGGTTTTATTACTATTCAAGAAAAGAATTTTATAAAAATTTTAGGCAATCATATTAATCATAATACTAAAGCTCTTCATGCTAATGAAAAGTCTAATAAAAATTTAGCAGTAGCGATCGAGGGGCTTGTAGAATATTTAAAAAAATAAATGAAAAAAGTTATATTTTTAAATGCTGGTCATTCAGAGATGGATCCTGGCGCTAAAGCTCCAAAAAGTAGATTTGAACACGAGTCTCAAATTAATATGGCTATAAGAGATTTCGTTGTCCCAGAGCTTAAAGAACAGGGCTTTGATGTTATAGTCATCTCTGACGATAAAAATCTTACACAGAGCTATTTAAGCGTTAATCAAGCGACCTCTAACATAGATGACGGTCTAGCATTAGACATTCATTGTAATTGTTGTGGTGCGGAGGGTGCAGAGGTTTATTATTATGATGGTTATGATTCTTCTAAAAAGATTGCTGAAAAATTATTAACTGCTTACTGTAAGGAAACAGGAATTAAAAATAACAAAGTTCGATCAGACACTCTTTCTCAATGGGGAGGATTGGGCTGGATTAGGAATACAAATATTTGGGCTTTATTAATTGAGTGCGGTTACTTGGACAACACTAATGATATGGATTTTATTTTAAATAATATGGCCAGGGTAGCCAAAGGAATTGCTAAAGGTATTTGCTCAATATATGGAGTAGAATATAAAGAGAAAGAGAAAGAAGTTTTTGATAAAGAAGAATTTAAACGAAAGATAATTAATTTTATTAAGTCGTCATAAAGGTCAATTATTAATTTAATATAAAAAGATGATAGACGTAAATTCAATAAGTATTATTTTTGAAAATATTATCACGTTTGCAGTTTTTCTTTCTATACCGACTGACGTAATTGTAAAATGGCTAAAAGAGATCTTACCAAGTAAAGCAATAGCTCCTTTTAGTTTTGCTATTGGGTTCTTGCTTTCTTATTTAGCTGTTGGAACTTCTGATATCTTTACTATGATCTGCGTTGGTATTGTGGCCGGAGGGATTCCTTGTGCGTTTTATTCTGTTGGCCAATCTGTAAAAACAGGTCTTGGAAACATAATTAGTAAGATAAAGAAAGAAAGTTAAAATAACATTATTAGTGATCTAAAAAATTAGTGTCGCTTGTGATGTTCAGGAAAACAGATCAGTTATTCTTATCTGTTTTTTTGTTTTATGTTATAATACAGGTAGCTCATTGAAGCTAGGAGGTGGTCCAATATCTATGCACTTAAAAACTAAGTGCATTTTTTTCTAATTCAGAAAAAAGACTTGACAAGAAACGGACAAGGAAATACAATTAAGATAATGAAAAATATTTATCCAAAAGGAATAAAGTTTTATAAGCCTAATCAATTAACTCCGTCATTCGTTAGAGGATCAGTAAGATTCGATGTTAAGCCTTTTATTAAATTTCTTAGAAAGCATGAGAAGGAAGGTATTGTTGATACCGATTTATTGAGAAATGAATTTGGAATATATTATTTTGTTTTAAATGAGTACAACAAAAAAGAAGAAAATAAAAACAACCAAGAAAATGGAAAATAAAAAAACTCCTTTTGTTCCGAACTCAACACAAATACCTAATATTATTATGGATTTTATTATTCCTGGACTACCTCCTGCAGAAACAAAGTGCTTACTTTATATTTGCAGAAGAACTTATGGCTTTCATAAAAAAAGAGATCGTATTAGTCTATCTCAATTTGTTAATGGAATTACTACTAAGGATGGAAAGAAGTTAGATTGTGGAGCTGGAGTTTCGAGGCCCAGCGCAGTTGAAGCATTAAAAAATTTAAGAGGTTCTGGGCTTGTGGTTATTACTAAAGATAACCGGGGTAATCACTATGAAATAAACGGTGAATTGCTTGGGGATAAGTATGTTGAAAACGTGGTAGTTAAGAAAGTTAACCAGTTAAGAAAGTTAACCAGAATTGGTAAAGAAAGTAAACCAAAACAGGTTAAGATATTTAACCTACAATATAAAGGAAAGAAAGGAAATAAAGATTCTATTATTAAAAATTTAAAAAAAGAAGAAAAACAAAAAAAAGTATTTTCTTTAAAAGATATTAGAGAAGGAAGAAAAAAACTTTCTAAAGAATTAACATTTATAAGATGAGGATTAAATACACGATCTTAATAATAGTTTTACTTTTAATGGTTGAATATACGTCTTTGCAATCAGGGTTGGACGTGGAACCAATTAGAACGACAAACAGCGAAGATTTACAGAAGGTCTATCGTTGTTGTAGTGGTAAGTGTTACTTGGTTGAAAGTTATCTTAAACAGAATAATGTTATTAAAGAAGTTTCTCATGAGGAAATTTATCGTAGCGAGGATCCTTTAATTCTTAGTAGTCGGTATTGTCCAGAAAAATTAATCATAAATTAAAACAATATGGAGAAAATAAAGAAAGAAGATATGTGTTCGGCAAAATTAAATAAAAAGGTTGGAGATTGTTATTACAATCAAACCAATGGGAGGAAACATCAAAGAAAAAAGGGCGAACCTTTATGTAGTCATTGTTATAATTTCTCTAAGCCTAAAGAAAAAATAAATATTAAACTTACACAAGACGAACACACTCTTATTACTGGAATTTTAATGATGCATCATACCGGGATTATTCTAAAAGTTAAAAATCCATTAATGCATAAAATGGCACAAGAATTTTCATTAAGAGATATAAGATTAAGAATAAAAAATGATAGATAGAGGAATAAATTCTGCGCAGGCCGTTAGAGTGGCTAAGAAGTTTAATGTTTATACAACAAAGGAGCATATTCTTAAAAACTACAAAAACGGAGATTTCCTTTTCAGAAGAAAAAATCTTGATACTGGAAGAATAACTAATTATTTTCTACATGAAATTTATTTTAAAAAATTCTCAATGAATTATAGCTGTCATAAAGATACCAAAAAAGGCAAAGAGCTTTTAATTAGTAATTTTGAAATGCCACGAGGTAAGGTTATAAATAAAAAGAGATGAAGAAAGAAGAAAAAGATAAACCACCAACAAGCCAGGTAGTAAATCACTTCTTTGTTTTAAAAGGCTGGAACGATAGAGAAAAAGAATTTTACATAGAGAATAAAGATATGACTAATTATGGCCGGCACGCTGGATCAGCTAAAAAATTACTTGCTTTGTATGATGGAGATATCGAGAAGGCAAAAGAAAAATTAGACAAGACTGCAAGCTGGGCTGATGATAATGGTTTTGATGGTTGGTTAATAGAAACAGCAATTAAAAGATTTTTAGAAAATGACTGAAAATAAATATATATCAGTAATGGGATTGTTATATTCTGGTTCGAGTGCAGTTTTTGATTATATTAGACAGTTTGAAGGGCTTGGATATATGTCAAATGATGAGAGTGTAATTTTTAGGAATGGAATTACTACATTATATAATTTAAAAAAGAAGAACCAGGAGCCGACAGAAGAGCAGAGAGAGAAAATTGTGCGTAGATTTAGCGGAGGTTTTGATGAGAGTTTGTTTTGGCGCGTTGGAAATATATCACGAAATAAGGAAATGTTTAAGGGAATTGATACTGATAAATCTGGCAAATTGATTAATGAATTTTTAGAAGATATTAAAGATGTTGATATTAAAAAGTTTATATTATTGGCAAGAGAATTTATTGATAAGTTTTGTTCGTTGAAAGTATCAGAAAAAACAAGGGTCCTTAATAATGATCCTGATGCTTGTTTGGTAGATTCTACTTTGTTGTTTGATAGAAACAAGGCGATTATAGTTTATAGAGATCCTTGTGATCAGTTTGTTGACCAGATAAATCATAAATCGACCTATTATTTAAATGGAAAAACTAAATTCGAGAAGGTGGTTGCTAATATGGAAAATGCAAAAATCTTTGTTGATAATATAAATTGGAGAATTGAATTATTTTTGAAAGGTATTGAGTTTATTAAAAAGCACGATCTAAGCCGTATTAATAATATTCGTCTAGTTTCTTTTGAGGATTTTATAAAAAAGAAAAAGATTAGGGATGATCTTGGTAATTTTTTAGGTTTATCAAATCCAATATTTAAAACATTCTTTCCAGAGAAGTCGATATTAAATATTGGTATCTCTAAAGATATTCCTGGAGATGTTAGAAATTATATAACAAGTAAAGTAAAAATAAATAATTTAATAAAATAAATATGAAGATTGATAAAGAATATATTTTAAGGGAGTTTAAAATCGAGTTAAGACTTATGGATAAAATAGATGATTTGTTTTGGATTAGAGGTTATCCAAAATTTAAAAATAGTCTATTAAAGAAAATAGAGAAGTTATTGGTTGATTATAAAAAGAATGAAGAAACTAAAAAATGGTTGGAGTTTTACAGGGAAGATATTTTAGGTTGCTTCAAACCAAAATGCACTTGTTGTAATAGGTTGGCAACAAGACAAACCGAAAGAGGAAGATCTAATCAAAAGAATTTAAGCAGGCCAGTAAATTGGGGTTATTATTGTGAGGCTTGCTGGAAGAAAGGGGTGGAGATGGAAAATGAGGCAATGCATGGAAATTAAAATTATATTAAAACAAAATGAAAAATATAAAACTGAATAATAAAACATCTATTAATTTAACAAGTCTTTTAGAGACTAGATTATTAGTGCAAGCAAATAGTGGAGGTGGTAAATCCTGGTTGCTTCGTAGGATCCTTGAGCAATCTCATGGAAAGGTGCAACAAATTATTATTGACCTCGAGGGAGAGTTCTCAACATTGAGAGAAAAATATGATTATATTTTAGCGGGTAAAGATGGCGACACACCAGCAGATCCTCGAAGTGCCGCTCTTTTGGCCAGGAAAGTTTTAGAGCTTAATGTTTCTGTGATTATTGATTTGTATGAATTGCGCCATCAACAAAGAAAACGTTTTGTAAAACTTTTTCTTGATTCAATGGTTAATGCTCCAAAAGAATTATGGCATCCTTGTCTTGTTGTTTTAGATGAGGCTCACATCTTTTGTCCAGAGAAAGGCCAGGCAGAGTCAGCAGAGTCAGTTATTGATATGGCTACTCGTGGCCGTAAAAGAGGATATGCCATTGTCCTGGCAACTCAAAGACTTTCTAAGCTTCATAAGGATGCGGCCGCCGAATGTAATAATAAATTAATAGGAAGAACAGGTCTTGATATTGATCGTAAGCGAGCAGGCGAAGAACTTGGTTTTACTAATAAGGGGCAATTACTTTCTTTAAGATCTCTTGAAGCAGGAGAGTTTTATGCTTTTGGTCCAAGTATTTCAACAGAAATAATTAAAGTAAAAGTTGGCGATGTTCAAACAACACATCCTAGAGCTGGTTCTCGATTGAAAATAAAGATTGCTCCTCCGACAATTAAAGTAAAAGAAATAATTAAAAAACTTTCTGATTTACCGGAAGAGGCAAAAAAAGAGGCTCAAACAGTAGGAGATCTTAGAAAAGAGATTTTTGATTTGAGGAGACATAAATGTCCAAAGGTTAATTCTAAAGATGATATTGATAGAGCGGTTAATCTTGCGATGCAAAAACAAAGTAGGACGTTTAATGTAGAGCGTATAAAATTTAAACAATCGATTGAAAAGTATCATAATAAAATTAAACAAATTCATAATATTAGTTCTGTTGCTCCAATAGATTTTCCAAAGGATTCAATTGTAAAGCAAGTTCCGGTTAGGCAAAAATTAATTGTAAAGCGAGAGAGAGTAATTCGACAAGCGCCAATTAGATCCACAGAATTTGATGAAGAAGAAAAACCTTTAACTGGAGGAGCTTTAAGAATGTTAAAAGTTTTAGTTTCCAGATATCCAATGCAGATGAGTAAAACGCAGTTGGCCACTTTTTCAAAACTATCTCCAAGAAGTGGAACTTATGGAACTTATTTATCTTTGCTAAGAAGTAGAAATTTTATTGAAGAAGCAAATGGATTATTAATGGCTTCTCAAATTGCTCTTGATGAAGTTGGGGAAACTCCAAATCCTCCTCAAACTAGCGAAGAGGTTATTGCTATGTGGCGTGGAGTTTTAAAAGGTGGGGCAAGAAGAATGTTTAATGTTCTTGTTGATGAATATCCTAGAGAGATTTCCAAAGAAGAACTTGGAGAGCTAGCAGGATTAAGCCATGTTAGCGGAACGTTCGGAACGTATCTTAGTATGCTTAGAAGTAATAGTTTAATAGAAACGAATGGTTTAATCAAAGCTTCTGATAATTTATTCATTGATTAAACATTGACAAAAATAGGACAATAAAATATAATAATATAATATGAAGAAAACAAAACAATATATCAGAGACTCTTTTAAAAGAACCGCAATAAGGCTATCTAAAGAGGGATTGACTTGCAGAGAAATAGCAAAGCATATTCCTAGATCTAAAACAACCATAGCTGAATATATTAAAGACGGACAAAAACTTGACAAAAAAACAAAGAAAGAATAAAATAGAATAAAGTCGATAATATTAATCAATCACAAATAAATCATGAATAAATACAGAAGAAATATAAGGGCTAGCCAGAGAAAAGATTATTCTGAAATCTGGGCAATACTTTTCTTGTGTGTTTTTGCTTTTGCAAGTTTCTCTTATCTTAATAAAATTAATAAGAGAGATGAGCAAATTATAAATAATTATCGTAAATTGTGTGGCGATGATTATGAGAGCGAGGCAACACAAATTTGTTTTAGGGATGTCTATTATCAATACAATGATTAATAAAAAATATGATTTACGAAATCAATGATCATTGCGAAGAAAAGAAAATCGCAATAAAACTTTTTCAAAGAAGAATGATCTCAAATCAAGATCTTCAAATTCTATTATTAGAATTACACAAAGAGCTTCAAGACGAAGAGGCTAAAAGTAGATTAGAAAATTAAACCTAAAATTATGTCTAAAGAAGAACAACAAACAAAAGAGTTAACAGTGGTGGATCAAGTAAAATTAACACTTTTTAATGACTATAAACGTCAAATAGAAAATTATTTTGGAGATCCAAAAAAGGCTTTAAGGTTTCTTTCGGGAGTTATTAGTAATATACAAAGAACTCCAGAGCTACAAGCTTGCACACCTCTTTCATTAATTAATAGTTTTATGATAATGGCCCAGCTTGGGTTTATGCCATCAGCTATTTCTGGAGAGGCTTATGTATTACCATATAAAAGTAAGAATGGAACTGTTGCACAGTTTCAATTAGGATATCAGGGAATTATAACTCTATTATATAAAGCCGGAGCGAAGTCAGTTGTTTCTGAAGTGGTAAGACTAGAAGATAAGTTTGATATTATTAATGGATCAATGCGTCATATAGTTAATCCGTTAATGACAAGAAAAGAAAGAGGAAAGCAAATAGGAGCTTACGCCATTATTACACTTCAAACAGGTGGAACGATTGAAAAGTTTATGAGAGCTGAAGAAATTTTAGCTTTCGGTAAAAGGTTTTCAAAATCTTTTGGTAGTAGTTATTCTCCCTGGAATGTGAAGAATGATCCCGAGTCTTGGATGTGGAGAAAGACCGTTTTAAAACAAGCCGCCAAATTAGCGCCTAAGAATGAAACTATCAATATGGCTATTTCTTATGATAATGAGGATAGTGTTTTGAGCGACAAGATTAAGAAAGGATCAACCGGGTTAAAGATGGGAGATTTAATGGTTAAAAAAGATTCAGAGGTCGAGCAAAAAAAACCAATAAAGAAAAATCATGACGAAAAAGGCAAAGGTAAAGAAGATAAGGGCGAAGCTAACGAGGAAACAACTACCGAAAATAACACACCGGGAGCAGGAGTCTAATCAAGATTTTCCTTTGGACCATCTCTCTTATTCTTCAATGGCAAAGCTTTCGTCAAATCCTATACTGTTCCGTATTAAGTATATTAACCACGATGTTATCGATACGGCTCACAGTTCAGCAATGGTTCTAGGTAATGCCTTTCATCACGCAATCGATGTATTCTTTACGTCTAATAAAAAGGATGCAGTAAAGAATGGTTTAGAGGCTGGAATAGAATTTATAGAACAGTACCCGGAAGGATTTATCAGATGGAATACATCGATTGAGAACAGACAAAAGATGTTAGAGAAATTTGCCTTTTCTTATAATAGCAGGGTTAAAGAATTGAAGATTACTGGAAAGTTTGTTTCGTCAGAAATAAAGATTGAAAAGCATATCGATGTTGAATGGCGAGGAAAAAGAATATCTTTGCCAATAAAATTGAAAGGGTACATAGATAGATTATATCGAGATAAAGAAAAGAGATTAGTTATTGAGGATGATAAGTGTTGTAGATCCTTTTCTAATCCTGATAAAATTGATGGCCGAAAAATGTTGCAAGCGATCGTATATTATTTTCTTGTTTATGCTGAATATGGAGAAGAACCTTACAAAATGCGTTTCGTTGAAACCAAACATACTAAAAGCAGAGATGGAGTTCAGACCAGGGCGTACGATATTATCTATTCAGAAAATGAATTATTCTTTGATTTCTTTCTTAGATTTTATGGAGATACTATCAAAGCATTAATGGGAGAGCAGGTTTTTATTCCTAACGTTGATACCTTTATGGATAATGAGGTAGGTATCATTTCTTATATTCAGCGCTTAGATGAGCCAGAAGAATTGGCTAAGATACAAAAAAAGTTAAAGGTCGATAACATAACAGAAGTCTTAAAGAAAAATCTTGCGTCTTTTCGCAATATGAAATCTTTAAGAAATGCTGTTGAAAAATCATTAGTAGAATATAAAAGTATAAATTATTCAAAGATGGAAAACCACGAAAAAATAATCACTAAATTAATGGAGTACGGTATTGTGCTTCGTTACGATAGTTGTATTAAAGGTAACTCTTTTACTCAATACAGATTTACGCCATCGATAGGGGTTAAGATGAGGTCCTTAAAAAGCTATACGGCCGATATCGAACAAGCTATCGGAACGTCGGGAATAAGAATTGTAGCTCCTATTCCAGACACAACTTTTGTAGGAATAGAATTACCTAAAAAGAAGAGGACCTTTGTAAAATTATCAGATTCTATAATTGGAAAAAAGAGAGAGGGCTTGCCTATCGGAGCTGATCAGAATGGAGAAATAATAAGATTAACTCTTGATGATATGCCTCACATGTTGGTTGCCGGTGCAACTGGAAGTGGAAAATCTGTTTTCCTAAATTCAATAATAAAAGCAATTATTGATCAAGGCAGAGTTTCTTTAAAACTCATAGATCCTAAAATGGTTGAGCTATCACAATTTGCGGACCAGGCAGATGAGATTGTTTATGAGCCTTTCGAGGCGGCCAATCTTTTAAAATCTTTAATAGCTGAAACTAAAAACAGGTATAAAATTTTAAGAGGTAAAAAAGCTAAGAGTTATAAAGAGGTTGGAATGAAACAGATCGTTTGCGTTATTGATGAGTTTGCAGATCTAATAATGTCATCAGACGCTTTAGGTGTTGAGAAGATGATAACAAGACTGGCTCAAAAAGGACGTGCGGCCGGAATTCATTTAATTATTGCCACACAGAGGCCAGATTCTAAAGTTGTAACTGGTTTAATCAAAGCCAATTTTCCAACAAAGGTAGCGTTTGCAACTTCTTCTGAAATTAATAGTCGTATTATTTTAGATGAGGCAGGAGCAGAGAAGCTTTTAAGTAAGGGGGACGGATTAATATCTAGTCCAAAGTTTAACGGGCTTAAAAGATTTCAAGGTTATTACTTATAATTATAAAAAATATGAGTTGTAAAATAACAGAAGAATTTAAAAAGTTTTGGGCTTTACCTCTAAAAGAAAGAAATGAAATAATGAAAGCTAAGATCTTGAAAGGAAATTATAAGGATGATTGGGGAGTTCTTAAATGGGATATCTGGCATACCTTTTCAGAAGAAGAAAAAAAGAAGAGGTTGCTCCTGGTGTTAACATGGAACATTACTCATTAATAATAAAAGTATGACATTTATAGAATTTTTAGAGTCAAGGTGTATCAAGGAACCAGGGTGTATTAAAGATAATTTTGAGAAGTTCCGGGCAAGATTTTTTGAAAGCGTTTTGAGTGATGACGATAGATTAAATGCTTATGCTAATGAGTGGAAAAGACAAGAGCTTGAGAAGTGGGTTGAGATGACAGATAAAGCAATAAAAGAATTACAAGTAATTAAAAAACTAATCGAATAAAATAAGCATGAAGTATTATTTCACTTTTGGTTTTAATCACGTTCATAAGAACTGCTATCATGTTATTGATGCAAAAGGTCGTTCAGAGGCAAGAGAAAAAATGTTTGAAAGGTTCGGCAAAAAGTGGGCATTTCAATACTCTGAAGAACAATGGACGTTGGGTTATGAGAAAACACAAGCCGAACACTATAATTTAAAAGAAATAAAATAAATAAAAAAATAAATCGATGAATTATAAAAGTGAGGATTTAAAAGTTTTAGGAGGTGTGTTAGTTATGTTAGCGATAATAGGTTTATTCGTTGTATCAATCGTGAATTTAGGCAACAGACTAAGTGAGGTTAATCAAGAGATTGAAAAAGAACCTGAAATAATTATTCAAGTCGAAGAAGATTATTTACCAGAGTCTTTTAAGAATAGCTTTTTGAGTGGTTGCTTAGAGGAGGACTTCACTCAATACGATTATTGTCTTTGCACATTTAATTATCTTGATAGAAATTTCACGAATAAAGAAGTTATTGATATGAGTTTTGAAATGGAATTAACTGGAGATATTACAGATGAGATGTTCGATGCAGTTTCAAGCTGTATTAACTCTTATATTTATTAAAAACAATTAATTATAAAATTATGGAAAATAAAAAAATAGTATTATTAGAGAAAGAGGTTAACGTTTTATTACAGAGTTCTTTAGATTTAAAAATTACTAATCCAGATACTTTATCTATCGGAATAGATCTTAAAGACACACTTAAAGCAAAAGGGAAATTTATTGAAGAGCAGAAAAAAAGCCTTACTGATCCAATGAATTTGGCGTTAAAAAATACCAGGAAAATGTTTAAGCCAGCTGAAACTAATTATGCCGAAGCTGTTAAGGTTATGAAAGAGAAGATTAAGATCTATGTTATAGCGCAAGAAGAAAAGAAAGCAGAAAAGGAAAAAGCTATAAGAGAAAAAGAGAAGAGCGGAGATATTAAAACCGAAGAGGCGGAAATAAAAATCCAAGCCTTAAAGGATGTTAAGAAGGATGGAGAAACTGGAACGATGCACATGAGGACAACTAAGGGTATTGAAATTACGGATGAGGCAAAAATACCTAGAGAATATTATTCTCTTAATATGGTTCGTATAAGAAAGGAGGCCTTAGCTGGTGTGGAAATTCCTGGTGTGAAAGTTGTGGAAACAAGGGACGTAGTATAGTAAATGAGATGATGGTTTTCTAATTGTTTCCGGCAGAAAGCTACCATGATGGCTTGTGGTTTAAATGATTAGATGTAAAGGGTTAGAACTCTAGTGAGGTTGATTACCTCCAAAGTCCGGGATTAAACCTTACCACCTAGACGGTATTGCCAATTTCAGTATCGTTGATAGCAGAACAAATTATGTATGGAAAATCTGCTTAATGCCCCTGTTCAAAAGAGCTCGGAGATATATCTCTAGTAGTAGGTGCAATTCCTACCGGGGGCTCAAGTTAATTATTAAAAGTTAATTTAAAATTATGGAATTATTAAAACAAGGAGATTTCGTGGTAGTGCATAATACGATTGAGAACAAGTCGTTTAGAGGATTGGTTGTTTGTGATGAGGCGAAAGGTTGCCAGGTTGAGGTTGTGATAGTAAGGGATGGATATATAGATCGGGGTTATTACGATAGAGGATTTATGGTTAAGGTGTCTTAATGACACCAAAAGGAAGAATAAGAGGAAAGGCAGATGCTCTGTTTTTTCTAAAATATACAGGAGATCGTTGTGAAGTGTGTGGAAGTTATAACGTAGGTAAGGCCCACCACTTCTATTTTAAGGGCGATGTTGAGCATTTAAGATATTATCCACCAAACGCAGTAACTTTATGTATTAATTGTCATTCAAAACTGCATCATGGAGGATTGAGGTTTGAGATAGAGGCAATGATAATAGACGTAAAAGGGGATGAGTGGTTCGAAGATCTAAAAGAAAAAGCAAAAATAGATATGGGAAGTGGTTGGAAAACGTTAGAGTGGTTTAAAGAACAATATAATAAATTAAAAAATTCGTAGTATGCCATTATCTCCAACATCACGATCATTAAGAGAACTTCGAGAAAAAGGTTACGTTTGTCAAATAGTCGAGCATTTTAATTCTTTTATGAAAAGAAGAATAGATCTGTTCGGCTTTATAGATATTCTGGCCATTAAAGGAAAAGAAACTTTGGCTATTCAAACCACAGCCAATATGAGTAATGCACAATTTAGAGTTCGGAAGATATTGAATAGTGAGTATTATAAACTAGTGAAGGGCGCAGGCTGGAAGATAGAGGTTCATGGTTGGAGAAAGCTAGTAATTGGAAAATTTAAAAATGGTAAAAATAAAAAAGGTTGGGTAAATAAAGTGATAGAATTATAATTTGTTAATTTATGAATAAGTGTTATAATAGTATTCTATGAGTCAAAAGAAAAAGTCGAAAAAATTAAGACGGAGAGATATTAGAAAATTAAGAAAAATAAATAAAAAAAATATTAATAAAAAATATGAAGTACGATAATAAAAGGAGATCTATGCTCAAGAGTATTATGTGGCGTCTTTTTGGGGTTTTTTGGTTAGCACTTATAACCTGGTTTTTTACAAGAAGTTTAGCTCAAACGACATTAACAACGGTAATTCATCATGGAATATTCCTTGTTATTTTTTATCTGCATGAGAGAGCCTGGCAGAAAATTAAGGTAAGTGAAAAGTTTAGACCTTATCTTAAATCTTTTACTTATGAGATTATTCTGGGAAATTTAATTTTAGGATTGATAACTTACCTTATAACAGGAAATATCAAGACTATGACTAGTATTACTCTAACTTATATTTTCACTAAAATTCCTATTTATTGGATCAACGAAAAATTGTGGAATAAAAAAAAGGTAGTTTATGCTTATGTGGTAGCTGATATTCTTCACATTGGACACTTAAAACACTTAGAGAGGGCAAAGAAACAAGGAGATCATTTAATTGTAGGAGTTTTGACTGATGGGGCAACAATGGAGAAAAAGTCAAAACCAATTATAAGTTTTGGAGAGAGAATGAAAATAATAAGTGCCTTAAAGTGTGTTGATGAGGTTGTTCCTCAAAGAGAATATTCCCCATTAACAAATGTTGAATTATTAAAGCCGGATGTTTTAATGGAAAGTGAAGATCATAAAGAGCAACCTGCAAATGATTATGTTAAGTCTTACGGTGGAGAGATTATTCAAAGTCCTTATTTTAAAGGACAAAGTTCAACCGCGATTAAAATTAAAATTAAAATAGAAAAAAACTAAATGATTGTTACTGGACATGAGGGTTACATAGGATCTAGGTTATTTGAAAAGTTAAAGCAATTTAATCCGGTTGGTTTAGATATTAAAAGTAGTAAAGATATTTTAAGTTGCGAACTACCTGATGCTGATGTAATTTATCATTTAGCCGCTCAAGCTAGTGTTCCTAAATCTTGGGAAGATCCTATTTATGATGCTAGGCAGAACATTTTAACGGCTATTAAAATTGCTAAGAGGTATAAAAATAAGAAAATTATTTATACTGGTTCGGCGGCCTCAATTGAAGCGTCATGTCCTTATGGTCTTTCTAAAAGGACAGCGGAAGATTATTTAGAAATGATGGCAGAGAATTTAGTAATTTGTGTTTTGCCTAATATCTTTGGAGATAACAAAAATGGAGTTGTTGAGAAATTTATTATTGATGATCCTATCGTTGTTTATGGGGGAGAACAGACTAGGACCTTTGTGCATTTAGAAGATATCGTTGATGGTTTAATCAAGGCTAAGGATTGGGACAATGGAAAATATTATTTAGGTGGTAGCAAGCCAGTTTCAATTAATGAATTAGCGGCGGCGACTGGTAAGAAGGTATTTATGCAAGAATTTAAGTCTGGAGATATTGTTGATTCTGTTATCAAAAATTCTACTCCTGATTGGGAACCGAAAATAAATGTTTTAGATTACATAAAATTTAAAAATTAATTAATAAAATAATATGGTTTTTAAAGAGAAGAAAATTGATAATAATTGGAACTATGATGCCGAGTCTTGGCATGGTAGTTTTTCTATTTGGTGTATAAAAAAATTAGATGCAGAGATATTAGACGATATATTTATGGCCATTATAGCAAGTAAGAAAAGCGAGGGAGAGTTCAAACATAAGAAACTTGGAGATAATATAGAAATATATTATACTTTTGTTAGAAATAAAAAAGTGTGGCTTGATGATGATGAAAAATAAAATAAATAATAAAATAAAAAATGGATAAAGTTAAAGCTAGAGAAAACATTAAGGTAATAACAGAAATATTAAACAGATTAGGTATTAAGTGGTGGCTTGATGCCGGAACTTGTTTAGGGGCTATTAGAGAGAAGGACTTTATAAGTTACGATACAGACACAGATATTGGGGTAATGATTAAAGATCCTTCAGAAGTATGGTATTTGGCTAGAGAATTATTTAGAAATGGCTTTAGTTTTATTTGCGACTTTGGAAAGATTGAAAATGGTTATGAGTTTGCTTGGAGAAAATGGGGAATTAAGACTGATTTTTTCTTTCATTACGAGAAAGATAATATTGTGTGGAATACTTATTGGAAAAATAAAAAACGAATATTTCTTGAATTTGAAAAAAGATTATTTGATAATTTAAAAGAGATAGACTTTTTAGGGATGAGGGTATTTGTTCCTAATCCAGTAGAAGAATATTTAACAGCAATGTATGGAGATTGGAAAACTCCAATTCAGAAGTGGAATTGGGCTACTGATCCTCGTTGTATAAATTGGGAGCGTTCTGAAATAACTAAAGAAGAGGCAAGTAAATGAAAAATTTAACGGCTATAATAATTTCATTTTTTAGACCAAAATATACGATTGATTGCGTTAAGTCTTTAAGAAAACAATATCCTAAAATTAAGATTTTAGTAGGAGAAAATGGAGAAAGAAATGCTGATGTTGCTAAGGCTGTTTCTGATGTTGGCGGCAAGTATATTCAATTGTCTTTTGATTGTGGAGTAGGGCCAGGCAGAAATATGCTTTTAGAAGAAGTTAAAACAAAATATGTATTGGTGGGAGATGATGATTTTTTATACGATAAAGGAGCTAAAGTTGATAAGCTGGTTGAGTTTTTAAAGCATCATAAAGAATTTGATATTGCCGGTGGAAGAATACTACAAGGCAATCTAGTAAAAAACTATCAAGGATATTTTGACGTTCAAGGAGATCGTATTGTTTATAATCTGGTTAAAGAAGATAAGGTTGTGGAAACAGATAAAGTCACTGGATTAAGATATAAAAAGGTTGATATGATTTTTAATTTCTTTGTAGCAAGAGTAAAAGATATTATTGATTTGCCGTGGGATAAGAACATAAAAGTTGCTTACGAACATTCTCATTGGTTTATAAGTGCTTACAGGGCAGGGAAAAATGTAGCTTTTATTCCTGAAGCGATAGTCAAGCATAAATTTCAAAATTATGACGTTTGTAATAAATATTCCGAACATAGAAATAGGAGATTTGATAAAAATTATTTTCTTAGATCATTAGGAATAACGCATGTAACAGGTTTTAATGGTTCGGTAATTGAGCTTGAAAAAGAAGAGTCTAGGAAATCTCCTGTTAAAAAAATAGTTAAGCTGAAAGGAATGGATAGGTTAACAGCAATTATTGTTTCGTTTTTAAGGCCGAAATATACCGTTGATTGCATTAGATCTCTTAAAGAAACTTATCCAGATATTGGCAAGATTTTAGTTGGAGAAAACGGACGTCGTGATAAGGGTGTTGAGAACGCTGTTTTTGATGCTGGGGGAGAATATGTAGAATTAAGGTTTGATTCTGGCGTGCCAGTTTGTAGAAATAGATTAATGGATAAGGTAAGTACAGATTATGTTCTTATTGGAGATGATGATTTCTTGTATGACGATAGAGCAATGGTTGATAGGATGGTTAGGTTTTTAGATAATCATCCGGAGTTTGATTTAGTTGGAGGTAGGATAATGGAAAATAAAAATGTAAGAAATTATCAAGGCTTTATAAATCTTCATCCTGATCATATTGAATATAAAATTGTTCATGAGAATATAGTTAAAGACGTTGATAAGGAGAGTGGCTTAAGATATAAGAAGGTTGATTTAACATTTAACTTCTTTGTGGCCAGAACAGAAAGCATTAGAGATGTTCCGTGGGACGAAAATATCAAGGTAGCTTATGAGCATTCTCATTGGTTTATTTCAATTAAGAAAGCTGGTAAGAATGTGGCCTTTAGTCCTGATCCAATTGTTGATCATAAAAAACAGAGGTATGATGTGTCTAAAGAATATCAACAGTATAGGGCTAGGAAGTCCGATAAAAATTATTTCTTTAAATCGCTTGGAATTACGTATTGCAAAGAAATGAATGGGGGGGTAACAAGGATTGATAAGCTTGGTAATAAGAAATATTTTGCAAAGAGGGTAGTTAAGATATTAGGTAGAAAATATAGGTCTGGAGATATTATTATTCTGGAGCCAGAGGTTTATAGTCGTTTACCTTCTGGAATAAAAGAGAGAATTAGAAAATCATGAAAGAAAATAAGGCAATTTATATTTTTTATAGGGATCCACCTAAAACAATATTTGGTATTAAAGTTCGAGGGAAGAGAAATAAATTATTAAAAAAATTATTTAATAAACATGAAAAAAGTAACACAAAACAAATTAGAGGTTTTATACAAGCTTTATGACGAGGTGCAAAAAGCAGATGACGAGGTTAGTAATTTTATGAAAAAGGCAAAAACTACCGAGAACGGTTATTTGCCGGTCCTTAGAGAGGGGGCAGAGAAGAGAGTCCAGATAAAAGAAAAGGATCTCTGGACAGAGGTTTATAATCTTGGAGAAAATTGTAATGCTGGAAAAGCATTGAAAGAAAAATATCCAGAAGTTTTTGCTGCTCAAAAGAAACAAAAAGCGATTGCGATAAGTATTGATGTTTTTGTTAAAAGAGAATTAGGGCTTAATTACCGGGGCGTTAAGTTATCTGATATCTTTAGAATTTCTGAAGCAATGATTGAGTATCATCAACCATTAAATAAGTTTTGGAGATGGGTAGATAGTTTGTTTAGCAAGGCTTATGATTCAATGTTCAAAGAAGATAAGCCAGAAGATAAAAAATAAGAATGGAAAAATTACATTTAAAAGTTAATATTGATCAGTTAAAGCCTTTCGATAAAAATCCTAAAAAACATAATGACGAATTAATTGAGAAGAGTATCAAAGAATTAGGATTTATCGATGATATTGTAATCGATGAGAATAATAAGATTTTAGCCGGGCATGGAAGAGTGAAGGCATTAAGGAAATTAGGATATAAAGAGATCGATGCAATTAAGATTACTGGTTTAACGGAAGAACAAAAGAAAAAGTATTTAATATTATCGAATAAGAGTGTTGAGCTAGGAGGTTGGAATAATGATTTACTTAAGGAGTTTAGCAAGGATTTATTAAGTGAGGCTGGATGGGGAGAGGATGAATTAAAAATGATATTTTCTTTAGATGACATAGAGAATACAATGCTTGATCCGTTGAGATTAGAGGTTATAACGGTTGAAGCACCGGAAACACCGATATTAAAAGAGAGGGCATCTTTTTATTTCAAAGATATTAAAGAATATAAAATTATTAGAGATTTCTTTAAAGGGGATGGAAACAAATTGGATAAAGATAAATTATTGGAATTAATTAATAAGAATGGAAAAGCTTAAACATATAAGTTTATTTGCAGGGATAGGAGGATTAGAGTATGGCCTAAGGGGCAAGAGTGAATGCGTTGGCATCTCTGAAATAAAACAAAGTTCAGTAAATATCTATAAAAAGAACTACGGGGATGTTAAAAACTTTGGAGATATTACTAAAATAGATATAAAGGGATTACCAGACTTTGATATGTTATTAGGTGGCTTTCCTTGTCAATCATTTAGTTTAGCTGGGTTAAGGCAGGGGTTCGAGGACAAGAGGGGGAAGATGATATTTTATATCTGTGATATTCTAAAAGTAAAGAGTCCGGATTTTTTTGTTTTAGAAAATGTAAAAGGTATATTAAATCATAATGACGGAAAGACTTTTGAGAATGTTCTTAAGTTATTAAGTTATTTAGGTTACAATGTAAGAGCGGTGTTATTGAATTCGTTATATTATGGATCTGCGCAGAATAGGGAGAGGGTGTTCTTCTTGGGGAGTAAAAAGGATTTTAAATTTAAGCGGCCAGTTATTATTGATGATAGTAAAAGGTTTAGAGATATCAGAGAGAATGATGGAGAGTATAAAATTTTGCCTAGATCAGATTTCAATTTTAAAAAAGTAGAACAGAAAAGAAAGTTTAACTTCGAACTGGTAGGAGGGTATGATAGAGTAGGAACGTTAACGACACAGTTTGGATGTGGGGAGAAGGTAGTAGCGTATGAGGATTGGGTAAGGTACTTAACGACATTAGAGTGTGAGAGGTTGCAGGGCTTTCCAGATGGTTGGACGAAAGGAGAGAGTGATTCAGCTAGATATTATGCTTTAGGAAATGCTGTAAATTGTAATGTTAGTGATTACTTGTTCAATGATTATTTAAAAGGTTTATGGTTTTAAAAAACTATGTGGGAAAAAACAATAAAAAAAAATTTAGAAGAAATAAAGGAAATAAAGGAAGAGAAGAAGGAAGAGGTAAGTGTAGTAGTAAAGCAAGAAGAGAGGGGAGTGGAGGAGGTCAAGGTATCGGTAGGAACGCCTAAAGAAATTCCTGTTACTACAATAAGTAAAGATATTAAGGAAGAAGTAAAGAAAGAAGAAACTAAGGAAGAAATTAAAAAACCTGTAACAAACACGGAGGAAACAGGTATTAAGAGAGATGCGGAAGGTAAATTTGTTGAAGGAACTAATCCTCCGCCTGGACCAGGAAGGCCAAAAGGTTCAAAAGATTTTAACACTATATTGAAAGAGGCTTTTGTTATGATAGCTAAGGCGAAAGGTATGGATGCTAACTCTGTTGAAATTAAAATGGTAATGAGAGCAGTGCTTGAGGCTATGAGTGGAGACTTTAGATATTTTCAGTATTTAACGGATAGGAGATATGGAAAGGTCAAAGGTGTTCTTGATTTAATGGGAGGTTTAGATCTTAAAGGAATTGATTTTAACGTGGTAACTAATAAGGAAGATTTAGAAAAATTAAAAAAGAAAAATGAGGATACAGGAAACAGTAACAAACATATTTCTCCAGAACCTTAAAGCTTATGAAGGCGATAAGCATAGGATTATCGTAAATGAGGGAGGAACTGGCTCATCTAAAACTTATAGTATTGCTCAATTGATGTGTCGTTTATTGTTAAGAAATCCAAATGAGGGCTTAAGAATAACGATATCGAGAAAGTCTTTGCCAACTTTAAAGAGAACGGCTATGAAAGACTTTTTTCATATATTGGATAACTGGGGGTATTACAAAGAGAGTTTTCACAATAAGACTGATAAGACTTATAAGTTTGGTAAGAATATGGTTGAGTTTGTAGCCGCCGATTCTCCTCAAAAATTAAGAAGTCAGAGAAGAGATATTTTATGGATCAATGAGAGTAATGAATTTGACTTGGAAACTTATAGGCAATTCTCTATGAGGACAGAGCAAAAAGTTTTCCTTGATTATAATCCGTCTGATGAGTTTCATTGGATCTATGATATGGTTGTTCCTAGAAAAGATTGCTTATTGATTAGGTCAACATATCTTGATAATCCGTTTCTAAATCCTTCTTTGGTTAGCGAGATTGAAAGATATAAAGATATTGATGAGAACTATTGGAAGATTTACGGGCTTGGTTTGAGAGGTATGAGTCAAGCTAAGATTTATAATAACTGGAAGTTGATTGATGAGTTGCCATTAGAGAAGAATGTAGATCGTTTCTATGGTTTAGACTTTGGATTTAACAATGCCACTTCTTTAATCGAGATAGTTCTTTATGACGACAATCTTTATTGGGACCAGAAGATTTATCAGAGTAGATTGACAACGGAAGATTTAATTGCGAAAATGATTGAAGAAAAGATTGATAAGAATATTCCGATATATCCTGATCCGTCAGAACCAGAGAAAATCTATTTACTTAAAAAGGCTGGGTTTCATATTCCGATGAAGAGCAAGGAAAAAGCTCTTACTGATAACAAGGTAAAGGACGGAATTGATTATTGTAAATCAAGAAAAATATTTGTAACAAGCAGATCAGTTGAATTGTTAAAAGAGATTAAGTCCTATTCTTGGAAAATGAAAGATGGTAAGATAACTGATGAGCCGGTCAAGGTTAACGATCATGCTATGGACGCGGCCAGGTACGGTTCGTTCAGTCATTCTAAAAAAACTTATGTAGGATTTGCCTAAGATGGAATTAACAAAACAAGAAAAAACAATTATCGAGTTAATCAGAGAGGAGGCAGGAAGAATATGCTTTGGTTCTTTAATTGTTAGTTTAAAGGTTTATAAAAACAAGGTTACTAATATTCAAACTAAACAGATTGAGAAGTCAGTAAATATCAGCTATGATGACAACAAGGAAAGTTAGTGCTAAAATAAATATTAGAAACTCGTAGGTTAAATATCCATGAGTAACTGAATTAAAAAGTTACTCATTTTTATATGAAAAAATCAAAAAACATTTTTAACAAGATAATAGGGTTCTTTAATAAGAAAAGTTACTCCGGTCTATTTCAATCAAGGAGTTTAAAAGATGATTTAAACTGGGGCTCAAGGGAGTTCTTAAAACAAAATGAGATCTCTTTGTATGCTAATAGGGCCATCAAGAAGAGAGCTGAAAAGGTAGCTCAAACTGAATGGGTAATTAAAAAGGGAGATAATGTTATTGACGAAAATAATGAATGGCTTGATTTACTTAATCAGCCCAATAACTTCTTTAGTGGTTCTGAATTCTGGGAACTTTATCAACGTTATAAAGATATAACTGGAAGTGCTTTTATTTGGAAAGAACCGGGTATTGGTGGTGTTCCTAGAGCCTTGCATTTATTAAGGCCAGACTTAGTTGAAGTTCAAATTAAAGGTGGGGCTATTGTTGGTTATAAATTTCACAAACCAAACGGAGGCTTTGATATTTATAAGCCAGAAGAGATTATTTATTCTTTTTATCCTGATCCGCTTAATCAGTTGAAAGGAGAAAGTCTTATGAAGGCTGGGGCTAGAATTATCGATACGGGAGTTCAGATTGATGAATATCAAAACAGTATTCTAAAGAATGGAGGAAAGATTGAAGGTGTGTTTAAAGTTAAGAGTGAACGTATTACCGCAGAACAGCTTGACGATATTAAAACACAGTATCAAGAAAAGTATGGGCAGGCCAGAAAGTCTGGACAGCCTTTATTTTTGGCTGGGGATATGGACTATGAGAATATGGGACTTACTCCAACAGAATTAAATTACTTGGAAACAAAGAAGATGACCTTGAATGATATTGTGATAATGACTGGGGTTCCTAAATCAATCCTGGGGAGCGTTGACGATGTAAAGTATAGTAACTCCGAGTATAGTGAAATGACCTTTATGAAGCATACGATTAAGCCTTTGGTAGCGAATTTATCTAGTCTTTTAAATCATTCTTTGTTACCGGAAGGAAATGGAGAGCTTGATTTCGTTGATCCTGTTCCAGAAAATAAAGAAGAGATTAGAAAGGACGTTGAAACAGGAAATACGGTTAATGCTTTAACTGTTAATGAGAAGAGAGAAAAATTGGGCTTTGAGCCAGTCGCTGGCGGAGATGTAATTTATGGACCAATAAATCAAGTACCTTTATTTAGTAGTAATGAAAGCGAACCGATTAAAACTATTAAAAGTGCAGACAGAATGACTCATCCACTTCAAGATAAAGGCTTTAGATCTAAGTATGGAGCAATGAAAGATAAGCAATTAAGCCAGGAAGAGAAAAGAGTTGAAGGCGCTATGGCTAGATATTTTAAGAAACAAGGAAATAGACTAATTGAAAAGATTGAAGCAGGCACAGGCAATCCACAGCTTTCAGAAATATTTAATAAGGGCGAGGAAATGCTTGTTGCAAAAACTATTATCAAACCTTTATTGGAAATAGTTTTAATTAATGCCGGGACCGATGCAATGAGTTTTTCAAAGACTTTTAAGAAAGCTGAATTTGATGATTTTATTATCGATGTTAATATTCGTTCCTGGATAGAAGAAAGGATTGAGGAATTTTCTAAATCAGTTATTGATACTACGTTCGTTCAGTTAGAGGCCGTATTTCAAACTGCTTTCGATTCTGATAATCCAAGAGATGCGTTGATTAAAGGTATTAAAGATAAGTATGCTATTTATGAAACTAGCAGAGCTAAGACTATTGCCAGGACTGAAACTCATGGAGCTTTTCAAAAAGGAAATTATGAAGGTTATAAGCAGTCTGGTTTGCCAATTAAGATTTGGGTAAACGTTGGAGATGCTAATGTAAGAGATAGTCATAACATTGATGGAGAAGAGGTTGGTATCAATGATTACTTTAGTAATGGATTAAAGTTTCCAGGAGATCCTCGAGGATCAGCTGAAGAGGTTATTAATTGTAGGTGTAGTATGTAAAACAATAATGTCGGTTATTGTTGTCTAAAAAAATTAGTGTGCTATAATAAGTGTGTTCGTAGAATGAATGTTCATGGACGCTTTAGAAAGGCGTCTTTTTATTAAAAAACATGATTAAATTTTATAAAATAACAAACGATTCATTCAAGGCTCTTGGTGTAAAAACATTAAAAGAACTTTGGGCTAAGGTTAAAGATGATCATATTGCTTTGATTACAGATTTAGAAGTTAAGTTTGTGAAGAAAAGTGAAACAGAGTTTGAGTCTATCTTTTCAACCGGGAACATAGATAGGGATGGAGATATTGTTCATCAAAACTTCGAGCTTGAGAACTTTAAGAAAAATCCGGTATTGCTTGATTCTCATAGATATGGATCCATAGAAAAAATTATTGGAAGAGTGGACAATATCAGAGTAGAAGAGGGTAAACTTCAGGGAACGATTGTCTTTGCAGTCGCTAATCCTTTAGGAGCTTTAGCCGCTAAATTAGCAGAGGGAGGATTTATAAATGCAACCTCAATCGGATTTATTCCTAAAGAGTTTGATGGAATGGGAAATCCAGTTAGATCAGAACTTTTGGAGGTTAGTATTGTCGGAGTTCCTGCAAATGCAGAGGCTTTGTTCAAAGAAAAAAAGAAAGAGGCTTTAGAGAAAAAAGAAAAGAAAGACTTGGATAATGAGGATGATGAAGATATTGACGATGAGGAAGATGACGAAGATATTGATGACGACGACGATGATGAGGAAACCGATGATGACGAAGAAGAGGACGGCGAAGATGACGATGAGGATGAGGAGTGGGAAGAGGAGGAGGTTGATGAAGTCAAGATGATTAAAGACGTTGTTTCAGAAATTAATATCGAGAGAGTAAAGCTTTTGAAAAAAATTAATGAAGCTGTAAAAGATTTCTCTGGATTAACTAAAAAAGAAAAGATTAGTAAGCAAGAAAAAAGTCTTATTAATAAATCAGTGAGGCAATTATTAAATGCCAAAAAGGAGTGATATATACATTAGTCTTAAAAGGTTGAAACTCCCGCTAAATGTCGGGACACTAGAGGAAAAATATTATTCAAATTAACTTAAATTATTAACATGCTTGAATTTATAAAAATGGTTAAAAAGCTTACTAAACAAGGCTTTGCTTCTGTTGCTGAAAAAGCAGAAGTTCAAAAACTTTATGATGCTTTCGAAGCAGACAATAAAGAAGTCGTTAAAAGCGAAATGGAGTCTGTAACAGCTTTGGCTGAAAAAGCTCCAGAGAAGGTTCTTGAAAAAGAAACTAAGGATGGATTGAAAGCTCTTATCAAAAGTATCGCTAAAGGATCAGTATCAGAAATGATGACTGAATTAAAGACTGAAATGCAGAAGTTTATGGAAACACAGAAAGAGTCTAAGGAAAATAAATCTGGTATTTATAATTCCGAAGTCGCTAAGGGAAGGCAATTATTGAATGATAAGTTTAAGAAAACTATTATGGCGATCTATGGCAACAATATTCCTGCTCTTCAAGAATTGGGGGGTTTCGCTGATTCTAAAGAGATGACAACTGATGCCACCGGAACGCCTTATGGAGGTTACGCTGTTGATTCAGAGTTATCTGCTGAAATTAGGCATTTAACAACTGAATATGGTGTGGCCAGACGTGAGATGAGTTCTTTGGTTTTATCTAAGAATTCATATAAGGCAAATTCATTAACCACCGATGTTAGCACTTTCTGGGTTGATGAAGGCGATGGTATTGGTTCAACTCAAGTAGTTTTAGGGCAAGGCACTCTTGAATTAGAAAAACTTGGGGCTATCGTAACAATTACTAGTGAATTGTTATCTGATGAGGAAGTTGATTTATTCAGATTTATTGCTGGTAGAGTGGCTGAAGGTTTTGCTGAAGCTGAAGATGAGGCTTTCTTCAACGGAGATGGAACTTCAACTTATGGTAGCTTTACTGGTATTCTTGAAGCTAGTGATGTGAACGTTGTTACTTTGGCTAGTGGGGATACAGCTTTTGCTAATTTAACACCAGAAAAGTTGTTAGATATGCAAGACTCTACTCCATCGGGAGCTCAAAATAACGCTAAGTATTACATGCACAGAAGTATCTTTAATCTTATTAGGAAGTTAAGAGCTGATGCCGTAAGTGCAAGTGATAGTGCTGGTAATTTCTTGTATCAAGCACCTGGAGAAAATCAACCGCAATTGTTATGGAATAAACCGGTTGTATTAGTTGAGGTTATGCCTACAACTAGTGATACGGCGGCTGATACTGCTTTCGTTATTTATGGAGATCTTAGACGAGGTTGTATCTTTGGTAGCAAAGGTGCCATCGCTGTTAAAAGATTTGACGCTGGAACTGTTGCTGATGTAGCAGGCACAGGTACAATCAACTTAATCACAACTGACAGAGAGGCTGTTAGATGGACTGAAAGAGTTGGTTATATTAGGATTATTCCTAGTGCTATGACCGTCTTAAAAACCAACGCCACATAGGTTGAGTTTTTACTCTGCTCCTTTCCAGGGGCAGAAATAAGAACTTAATTATTATGAAAAAATTTATTTACAAAAATAAAATAACTGGCAAAAAGATTCATTCTGATAAGAAGTTAAACGATGAGAATTTAGAATTAGTTAGAGTCTTTGGAAATACTAAAATGCCAGGTAATAAAATAATTAAAAAATGAGCAGTTATACAGACGAAGAAAAAATTGAGAAGTTCCTTGATGCCACAATAACAGCTGGGGACGCTGATGATTTTATAAGTGCGGCCAAAAAAGTTATTGATATGTTAACAGGAAGGAATTTTATTGCTGACGATGAAGCTTCAGAGAGGTTCTTTGAGGGGACTGAAAGGAACGCCTTAATAATTGATGAATGTATCGAGGTAACTAAGGTAGAAAGGGCGTCAGATGCTTACGGGGACACTTTAGTAACGATTGATGCAGATGATCGTATCTCTTTACCTAGAAATTATGCTTCAGAGGGTATTCCTATTAAAGTTATTTTTTATAAGAATGGAGTATTCGCAATTGGGATTGATGGAGTGCCTAATCATAAAGTAACTGCGAAATGGGGTTACTCTGAAGAGGTGCCAGATGATATTGCTTTTGCGGCCACAGTTTTGGCGGCCGGGATGTATTCTTTTAACCGATCTGATGGAAATGTAAAGAGTGAGAAGATAGGTAATTATTCAGTTGTCTATGGAGAAGATAACTTGAAAGCTTTTGAGCAAGCCAAAGATATTATTGCTAGCAGAAAAAGATATATAATATGATTGATAGATTTTATACAGAAACAGTAACGGTAGGAAGGCAAACAAAAAAGACTGATGACGATGGTAATAAGTATTCTGAATTTGAAGAAGTTGGAACTATTACCGGGCATTTACAACAAGCAAGAGCAGAGCTAGCAGAAAGTCTTGGTATGGATCTAACTAAATCATTTTCTTTATGGTGTGCGGTTGGGGCTGACGTTGAGGCTGGAGATACTTTAACGATAGATTCAGTTGAATATTCAGTTCGAGCAGTTCAAGAAAATAACGTTGGAGGAAATAAACATTTAGAATTAATTATTGAAAAGAATGAAGATTGAAGTTAAGGGAATGAAAGAACTTTTTAAGGCTTTTAGTAAAAATCCAGAAGTAGTTAGAAAAGAGTCTGGTAAATTAATGGTAAGAGCTAAGGCTGAATATATGAGAATTATTATGAGAAGTCCGTGGCAGTTGGGAGGGCATGGAGGAGGAGCGCCAGTTAATACCGGAAACTTAAGAGATACGCACGTTCAGAGGATCACAGATTTCAGCATGATGATTACTCCAGAACCAACTAGAAGATTTCCTAATTATGCAAATTATGTTCATGAGGGAACTTCAAGATTAAGAGCAAGGCCCTGGTTAGATTATGCAATTCAACAGGCAGAGGAAAAAGTAAATCATCTTATCAATGAGATGACAGGTAATATTATAAAAAATTTAGCGAGTTAGTATGTCATTAAGTCAACCAATAATTACACTTTTAATAGCAAAGATAAAATCAACTTTAGCAGAGGTTACTTCTGTTAAAGAGGTAATTGGACATCCTTTTGCTGGAAATCCTAGTAAATATCCGGCTGTTGTTTTTTACCCGGTTGCTTTCGAGAATGACTTTATGACTGTTCAGGAGAATTTTAAAATGTATCGGTTCAAGCTTTGGTTAACAATAGGAGTAGGAGAATATACAGATGAGGAGGTGTTCGAGGAGATCTTACCGAAAGCAATTGATGAGGTTCTTGAAAAGTTTGATAAAAATTGGGATAATGGAACT